ATGGGCGATGGGCTACGGCTCGATATTGGCTCTACAGGCAAGAGTGTTTGGGTCGCACGCATCAAGGTGAATGGCAAGTACACCACTCGTAAACTGGGTGAGGCCGGTCCCGACTGTGGTAAGCGGGAAGCTCGGCGCCTCCTGGCAGAGCTGAGAGCCAAAGCCAATAGTGGTGAGTTGGACTCCGGCAAGCAGGTGCTCAAGACCACTCTGACCCTGGGCGGCATGATGAAAGAGTGGGCTGCGGACAAATCCAATCAGACCCGAGCCAAGCCCTGGTCCGTACGTCATCGAGAGAAGACGGAAGCCAGGATCGAGAAGGCATTGAGCAACCTGTTAGAGGAGCCGATGGAAACTCTGAAGTTGCCAATGCTCAATACCCACCTCATCGGTTGGGTAGCAGAAGGCAACAGTCGTGATACCGCAGGTCGTGTCTGGTCCTGGGTTCGAGAGGCATGGGATGAGCAGGTGAATATCGGCACCTTGGAATACTGCCCCATGGTGCGCAAACCAGACCGCCTCAAAGTGAGCAAAGGTGGTCGATTTCCCAGCTATGGTAACAAGCCAAAGAAGCTCCAGGCCCTGTATCGATCAATCGAGTTATCGAATCGGAGTAGGCCCATTCGTCATGTGGGTCAGCTATGCATTCTCACTGGTTTACGCATCACCGAGATCCGCATGCTCGAAGCGAAAGACATTTGTGAGGAAGAAGCCTGGATTCCCAGGGAGCGAATGAAGGTCAAAGATGCTCGTAGAAAATCCCCCCACTTCGTTGTGCCGCTGTCTGAGCCAGCCCTGGCTATCATCAATGATGCTTTGGAAATAGCTGATGGGGGTTTCTTGTTCCCAGGTCCCCGTACCGGTACGCCGATCTCAGCAGAAGGTGTTGAGAAGATGTACGCGTCGTTCACAAACCATGAGCATACACCTCATGGCTGCCGCACCTCATTGAATTCCTGGGCACTGGAACAGGGGTACAACCCTATCGCCTGTAAGACGATCTTGGACCATGCGGCCTTTGATGATCAGACTCAGACCTATGCGGATGTGGCATTTCTGGAAGAGCGTCGCAAGATCCTTACAGCGTGGGGTACATTGATCACGCAGTCAGCTTCGTAGGCTTGCTCCACTTCTCTGGATTGAAGAGAAAAAACAACACCGCGCGAGCTGGATAACGGCGACGAAAGTCATCAGGATTGATGGCCTTCGGATGATCTTCTAAGGTCAGGATGTGGCGACGATAGTACAAGTGGTTGACTCCTGCAGCCTGAGCCAGCTCCGGTATTGAAGCGGTGTGGACGTTCACGTTGGGCTTCTGCTTACGACGGTACACACACCAGGCACGAAACCACTCATCTGGTGAGCCGAACTCGAAGCACTGAGGGCAGTGATCTGCTTTATTCATCTATTTGCCTTTGAATATCATCCACCACCTCTTTGTCCTCTGCGGCCAGTGGGGTGCGGGATAGGATGTCTAGGAGGACGGCGCGGTGGTGTTCTAGATCATCGATCAAGTTGGCCGCCTCTGTCGGGATGTATGCGCCGCAGTTCTGGCAGCCGAGGTCTGCTCGCCGCTGTCTGTCCATCTACTCAGCCTCCGTGGGGTGGGGCGTAACAACAGGCTTCACGATGCAATACTGCCGCTCTGGTAGGTCCGTCAAACCGTATGCTTTAGCGTAGTGGTGGGTTCGCTCAATGGCCGCTCGGGCGTCTTTTCGAGTGGGAAATACGCACGACTTGAGCCGTTTTGTTGGCCACTCCAGAAGCCCGCCAGGGGGCAAGGTGTTAGCCATGTTGAGGGCAAGGATTTGTTCGTAGTCCTCGCAGCCTTCGATGACGACGTATCCGATAGTTTTCACCCTGCTTCTCCTCGGCTAGTAGTCTCCTGTGCATCGCCACGGGCATTGGCTACTACTCGCTCTATTTCCCGCACATGGTTAGGTCGGTCTTTACACGCCTGGGGGCCAAAGTCCTTCCACCACTGAAGCACAGTCTCTGCTGCTTCAGCGCGATCAATGCGCTCAATCTCGGCGACGATGAGGGCAGCAGCGCGGATCAGGTCTCGGCGCGGGTTCTTTGGCTTCCACCAGTTAAGATGCCAAGGCCAGATCGTTGGCGGGCCTAGGTCCGTATAGATGTCACTTGGTCCAGTTGCGTGAAAGGCATAGCACGATGCCGCACGCGCCATTTGTCCGCCGTCATGCTGATCGTCGTTCTCCGGCGTCCACCCCTCGACCTCGATCTGCCGCTTACGTTCTTCAGCTATTTCTGCGATTACGTCACTCATTGCTGCTCTCCCTGTGGCGGAGTAGGGCGCTCAAGCCGAATACACAACTCGTTGAGCTCTTCCTGGAATTTCACCAGGGCATGTTGTTCAGGGATCATGGTTGAGCCCATTCACTGCCTGAATTACTGAAAGTAAATCCAATTCTTCAAGGTGTTGTATGTAGATCTGCCGATCTACGACTTCGTGCTGTTCAACCTGGGGGGTGTATCCATACTCTCCATTGCTTTCTATAGGACCGCCTTTCTGCCATTGCTTTTTTGTAAGTGTGATTTCTGTGTCCTGTTCAACAACGGTAATGGTGTACCGTTTTTTGCTCATAAAGGTGCTCCTTGGTTTTCACCGAATGCCCGGAGGGCATCTCTCTTCAGTAGAGTGAGTAGAGGATCACCGCCCCACTCAAGCCACAGTCAGGCACACGCAGATACCGCGGTCATAGCGGTAGCGTGTCCGTCTGGACAGGTCAGTTGTGGCTCAAGCGGGGAGTGATACTAGGGATAGGAGGTGCTGCATAAAATGGGGAAATCCCTCTTATGTGAGGGCTTTCCAACTCACTGGGAAAAGGGGATCGATGATGTCACCCCATTGCTTTGCGAGGTCCTGGATCTCCTGTTGAGCGTGCGGATCGATCCGTTGCTTGTACGCTCGTGCCCAGGCTGCCAATGAGCCTGTCACATAGTAGCTGGTGTACATGGATTGAGGCAGGATCATTCTGGCTTGCTCAGGTGCAACGCCCATGTCGAGCATCTTCTCGTACAGACCCTTGGCATGCTTTGTGTAGTCTTCATAGATGTATTTGAATGACTCGTTGTAACCATGCGTTTCGCCACTGCCTTGTTTAACAGATCCTTCAGGGCGGGAGCGCCACTCCTCGGGTTCAAAAAACTCTGGCTCATCGTCTACGTAGCGTCGGCTTACTTCGTTGTAGGTGAAGCCGACCATATGTTTGAAGCGCTGCCGAGCTACGAAGATCGGGACGGTTTCCCGTATGGTGATCATCGGATGGCTGAACGGTGTCCAATGGTTGTGGGTGGCTAGATAGTGGATCAGCTTCCGATCTTTCTCAGAGAGGCTCATCACTGTCTCTGAACCGCCATCTGCTGTGGACAGCTCTTCCGGCTCCCAATGACTTTCTTTATTGAATGAAACTCGTGCGGCGTTGACGACTCTCAGATCGTCTCCCATATGGTCGATGTACTCAGCTTTCACAGGCTGAACTCCTTGGCTTGAAATTCTCAGAAAAAGGGAAATGGCTACGTTCTAATCCTCGGAAATTCACTATTGACTCCCGAGGAGGGATGACATGGCACGCATGTCAAATGCTGCAGCCCGTGCTGGTTTGGACGCTATTTTGGCGACTGTAAACACAGGCGGTGCGGGTACTTTGCGTATTTGGGCGGGCAGTGCGCCTGTAGATTGTGAGGCGCCAGATGTGGCGGCAAACAATTTGTTAGCAGAACTGGCTCTGCAGGCCGATGCGTGGCAGAACGCCACAGATGCGGAAGGCCTGGCTCAAGCAGTATCTAACGCAGTTAGTCAGGATCTCCAGGCCAATAATGCCGGTGCTCCTGGTCACTTTCGTGTCTACAACGGTGCGGGTGATTGCGTTTTTCAGGGAACGGCCGGAGGACCGTCTTCTGGTGCAGAAATTGAATTTGATAAGTCACCGTTTGTGGCAGATGACACGGTCCAAATTACGGCTGGTTTGACTGTTCAGCTTTCAGAGTCTTAAGCAGCGCTTCTTAGGAGACAGCCCGTAATGCCTACTGCAAAAAATATTAGTCTGAGCAGAGCGCAATGGCGCCTGGGCCTAGATAACAAAGCTCGCAGCAATGACTTTGAAGGGGTTATGGGAACAGCTCCTACACCCCCTCCGCCGCAAGTAGATCCTAGTCCTCCGCCTAATGCGGGGCAGGAGACGACGGTTGTTGTAACCCTACACCCCCAGTCGTCAGTTACAACCGGTGTCAGTACAGCGGTGTCTGTAGGTGTCCCAATCCCTCGCGGTGTGGTCCCCAATGGAAACGGGATTGTCTTGGAAACGACCGGGGGAACAGAGATCCCGGCGGACATTTCCACACCTGTCCTGTGGCAAAACAACACCTCGGCCCGGTCGGCCCTCATTCGCTTTGACTACGCGTTTGCGACGCTGGACCCGGTCGATGTGCACGTTGTTTTGAACAAAGCCCAAAGTAGCCCGATTACTCGTGCGACGACGGTCGAGAGTGAGTGGACAACGATCCCTGACCCGTTTGAACCATCGAGCATTATTGAACCGCGTATGCCGACAACGGTTGAAGAACCGATGGTTTACGCAACGTGTCCGGCGTCTTATCTGGCGAACTGTGAGTTCCGTACCCAGACACTGGCGATTGGCGCTAACCCCACACAAACTGTGATGGACAATGCGTATGTCAACTGGAGCGATTCTGCCGTTAACCGTACTTCGGAAGATGTACTGCTGGGAGAACGAAACCAGTATGCCGTAGCGTCAGAGCCGTGGCTGTTTGACCGTACCTCAACCCTGTTTGGCATCTACGCCCGGACGGGGGATGTGTTCTGGCTTCGTGAAGCCCACCGCTCCGCTAACTTCTACACATCGTATATCGGTGGCGACGAAGCCACAGACGGTTTCTTCACCCTCAAGCCCAAAGGAGCTTACGGGTGGGACATTAAGTACAGCTACAACCGCCCGTTGATGATCGACATCCTATGTACGGGCGACACGCGGCATCTGACGACCATCAATCAGATTGCGGATGAGTGGATCTCAAACTTTAACCACATGTATAGCCCAACAGCGGCGGTGTGGACTGAACGACATGTCGCCTTCAAGTTGATGGCGATGATCGGCGCGTGGGAGTGTACTGGCAGTCAGACATATAAAGACGAGGCTGACTCGATCATCGCGGAGATTATCCGCATGACGGACACTCCAGAAAACGGCTGGCCCGATATTGGCGCTCCGGTGCACAGTAAGCTAGTGCACGAAGGCTGGGGCAATGAGCCCGTCAATTCTCCGTGGATGCTGGCCCTGCTATCTGAGGCGTTCATGATCTACTGGCGTCACTTTGGCGGCACGAACGTCTTGGATTGGATTGCTGACCTTGGTGATTGGTACGTTAACTACGGGACGTTCGTTAGCAACGCCGGTTTGATGACTGGCTTGCTCATGCCGTGGTATTTGTCGTCCCACGAATACACTTACACCGACGATCTCTGGGCGGCGTTTATGCACGCTCCTGAGGTTCTGGGTGCAATGTATCGCGCTCTGTGGGCAAAGCAACAACTAGGGGACAGCACAACGGCACTGGCGTCAGCGACGACTGAGATGGTGCTGTCAATGGAGTATTGCTTTAACGATCAAACACGCGGTGACCCTGCAAGCACTGGCAAACAGCAGTATCGATTAATGACCGGCAGAACATACAACTATTGGTTTGGCTCTAGTTTTGACACTGCGTGGCTTGAGAGTGAGATTGTGTAATGGCGACTATCCAAACTTACAACGTCTTCTCTGGCGCGGGTAACTCAGGCAGGGACTGGGACACGCTCCCCGGAGCCATTGCCCAGGCCGTTAGTGACTACCCGGACCTTGTCTCGGCAGATGTCCAGCTCGTCTTTGAATGCGGGGAGATGACCGACACCAGCGGCCCGATGACGGTTTCTGGGTTTACCGTTGACGCTACGCGCAACATCATCATCCGTGGCACGACCCCGCCGGGTGTGACCAGCGGCGGCTTCCGCTATGTCGGCTCGGCGGGAACGCTCCTGATGACTATCGGCGAGTGGTATACGGTTGTTGAGAACATCTATGTCGAGAACACCAACACGACGCGTAACGACCGCACGATTGGTGTCTCCACCTCTCGTTTTGTGACCTACGACGGGGTAATTGCCAAGGCCGCCAGCAGCTTATCGGGCTCGTCGGCAATCTACGCTGTGGTACCGCACCAAACTATCCGCAACTGTATCGCCATTGGTGGTAACTACGCGGTCGCGATTAACGACGGCGACGACACCACCGTACAGAACACCCTCGCAATTGGCGGCACGATTGGCTACTGGGCGAGAAATAACGCCATCCGTCTCACGATGCAGAACTGTGCGGCGATCAACAACACCACGAATTACTCCCTTGAGCCCACGGCCATCAGCACGGCTACTTTGCTGTCGAACAACGCCGGGGAGTCAGGAGATTCCATTCCCGGCATGAGCCCTGTCACCATCACTGAGGGCGCGTTCGTTGACTACGCCAACAACGACTTTCGCGCTGCAACAGGTAGCGCGTTGGACGGCGCGGGTGCGGATCTCTCTGGCACGTTTACGGACGATATCGGTAACACTGTAAGAACGGCCCCGTGGTCCATTGGGCCGTACATTGTGGGTGGGACTCCGGCTCCACTTATTACAAATGACCCCGAAACAATTGTTCGTGGCGGTGCAGCTTACGGATTGAGTGGCGTTAATTTTGGCGCAACTCAGGGAGCAGGTAGCGTCACGATAGGTGGAGAGGCGCTTACAGTAACCGCGTGGTCTGACAGCTCCGTGACTTTCTCGGTACCTAGTAATATTGCGCTTCAGCATGGTGATTACACAATCACTCTGACAACGGATTCGGGAGGATCTGACAGCACGGATACTGTCGTGCTTAATCCAACCCCTGGCCGTGCCTATAAAGACATCAGTGACCCTACTGCAGGGGTATTTAATGACCCTGCTAGTATCTTTGAAGGCGACACAGAGCTGGGAATTACTGGCGCCCAGTACGTTTACGATCAGATTACAAACAGCGGTGTAGGCGTTGAAGAAATTGATAATGCTGGCTATGTAACTTTCTCAGCGTTGCCTCCAGAAAATGATTGGTTTGAAGGCTATAAGATCAGTGCTGATGGCACGATTGGAAGCACATTTCGCTTTACTACTACAGGTGCTGCTTCATCTGCGGTGTCAGGAACTGCGACTAGCCCAGTTGGTAGCACGTTTACTGTAGCGGGCACAGGCACCGTCACTATGCCTAGCAACGATGTACGCGGTATTCGCGTGGCTTTGTTTGAAGGCGCGACAGCTAAGCCGGCAACCAGCAATATTCACGCGCTTTGGTGGGACACTCCCAATCCTGCAGGTGCACCAGTATTTGAAACTACAACGGCTTCAATTAACGGCTCAGGCGAATTGGAGCTAGATCTCGAAAGCTCAACGAGCCTTGCTATTGGAGACAGCGGCTTTTTGCTGCTGTGGTCACCTGATGAGGGTACTCCAGAGCAATCCGAGGCATTCTCAGGACGGGTCGAAGTACTGAGCATTGTCTGATGGCTGCAGTTGCACAGCTCAGAAGTCAGTATGATGGGGGATCAAGAAAACAGTTCACGCACCAGTATGCTGTTTTAGGGGCTAATGCCGGTTTTGTGTCGCATAGCGGCACATTGGTATTTGCTGATGGCTTTTCGGTGTCAGGGGAGGGAACAGCGCTACTTTCCCGAGCCATAGGCGGCGGAATTGCCACTTTTGGTGGGTTTACTGTTCAAGCTTCAGGGGATACCTGGAGGCGTCTTATTTACACGCCGCCGCCACCGATTGTCATTCCCCCGTATGTAGGCAGTAGCTCTGACAAGGTCTGCGGTATTGATGGATCACCGGCTCGGCTGCCCAACGATCCTGATTTCGACAACACCACGCTCAGTGCTGTAGCTGGTTTGTATGGGGTAACCGTCTTCTGGACCTACCCCTTGGTGAATCCATGGGCAGTCGCGTACTGGACGGTGTACCGCAGTATCGATGCCAACTTCAGCAATGCCATTGAGATCACCAAGGCTGAGGGAAGCAGCTACTTTGATCCCTTCGAAAATGCTGAGGTAGGGGATACCTGGTACTACTGGGTTCGACCTGTGTCCATCAATGGATTGCTGGGGGATCTGGTCGGTCCGGCCATGGCCGTTTTCCAGCCGCCTATCGATACAATCATCGACCTGTTGGAAGATCGTCTTAGTGAGTCAGCACTCAACCAGGCACTGAAAGAGAAGATCCGCCGCATAACGGACCTCGAGTCGGCGCTCAGCGACGAGGAGCAGGCCCGTTTGTTGGGAGACAGTATCTTCTCTCAACTCCTGGCAGAGCTGCGTACCGATCTTCAGGACATCGACACCATTGTGGCCAACGAAGTCGTTGAGCGGATCAATGGCGATGATGCTCTGGTGGCTCAGCTACAGCTCCTGTTTGCACGCAGTAATGACAATGCCGCGGCCATTCAGACTGAAAGTGCTGTCAGGGCCAATGAGACCAGTGCTCTGGCTCTAAACATCCAAACGCTGCAAGCCACGGTAGGTCAGAACTCCGCGTCTGTGCAGACCGTGCAGCAAGCCGTGGCGAACATCGATGGTGGGCTCTCCGCTCACTGGATGGTGAAGACGGATGTTAACGGCTATGTCGCTGGTTTTGGCCTGTGGAACGATGGGAACGTTTCTGAGTTCATCATTCGAGCCGATCGCTTTGCCATTGGCAATGCGGGCAATGACGACGTGTTCCCGTTCATTATCGATAGAGTTAACGGTCAACAGGTCATAGCACTAAATGCAAAGGCATTGATTCCTGATGCATCTATTGGTGTTGCTCAAATTGAAAGAATTATTCAATCCAGTAACTACTCTCCAAATCAAGCAGGTTGGCGAATTGATAGTGTTACGGGATCTGCTCAGTTCAATAATGTTCGAGCTCGTGGAGACATAGAAGCGACCAGCATCAAAGCTGGGACAGCTAATATCGTCAATACGTTAATGCTTCAGAATGAAGCTGTTTTAGTTCCTAGAAATTCCAGTGGTCGTCTTAGCGCTCGAACGTTTTCTAGCGGCGATGTAACACTAGCGTCAGTCCCGGTTTCTGTAGGAAACACAGGTCAGGCTGTGCGTATCATTGTGATTGCCCACTCATCAATTTATCCCACATCTGGAAGTGGCAGCGCTACTTTTCGGCAGCGAATCAAGGTCAACGGAGTTCTTAATACAGAAGCAGGGCAGACGGTTGAAGCTGGGGGAGAAAACATGTGTTCTACAGGCAGTTTTTTAGTGCCAAGTGGTTGGTCTGGAACTGTGACTGTGACTCTCAATGCCTCTAGTAGTAAAAGTGCTTCTGCGATTGGTGGAATCATTGTAATGGCAGCAAAACGATGACTCGATATCTTGCTTTGGATACTGACAGTGTAATCGTAGGAGCTCTGGAATGTCCTGAGAAGCCTGATGATCAAAGCGAGCTGCACTACGTTAGCTATGACGGTCCAATATCAACCGAAGAGTTGGTATTTGGAGATACGATTTACGTGTACTCGAAAGGGAGTGTAATCAACACAAATGCTGACAGTTACCCAAAACAAGAAGGTCTAGTGTGGAATGCTCGTCTGAGAAATTGGGTAGATGGGCGAACTATAGAAGAGCTTCGTGCAGCCAAATGGGAAGAAATCAAAGCCAATCGAGAGGCAGCAGAGTATGGGACCTTACAGTATCAAGGTAAGTGTTTTGATATCGACAGTGAATCACAACAACGAATCCTATCTGCTGCTCAGTTAGGCATGCTCCGACCTAATCTAGAACGCCAATGGACGCTGTCTGACAATACGACAGTCGTGCTTACAGCTGCAGATCTTATCAATTTGGCAGAGTTGCTAGCTGATCATGTAGAAACCTGTCATCGCCTTTCTCAAGCGATAAGAACACAAGTTGAGGCTGCTCAAGATCCGCACGAACTGTCCTTGATTAACTGGCCTTAAGAAACAACTTTTTTCAGAAAAAGAATCTCGTGGGTGGAAGACTCTGGCTGCAAAACCGGCCACAACCCCTACGAGGACTGACAAATGACTGCTTTTTCTAACTACATGGAAGAGCGCATCGTCGAGCACTTTTTGCGCGGCAATGCGGTAGCAGCTCCGGCTGCTGTCTACCTGGCTCTCTTTGAGAATGATCCGGGTGAAGACGCTTCTGGTACTGAAACTAGCTACAACAACTATGCCCGCCAAGTCTCTGCCTGGACGCCGCTCGATGCCAATGGTGAGACGCAAAATGCCGCAGTTAGCTCAAGAACTCGACAACTGGGAACCTCAACCCGATCCTCTAGATCAAGAAATCAAACAATTGGAGATTTTAAAGCTTCAGGCAGAGATCGACGAGATCCATTCCAGAACGGCTGAGAACCAAACTGATGCCGTACTCAACTTGTCGAAGGCTAGGGAGGCGGATTCCAATGCAGATCTGACCGACCTCAACTTTGTAGAGCAAGAATCTGGAGTCACACAAGAGCGTGAAATAGAGCTCCATGGCGAACAAGCCCGTTCCAACATGGCTTTAGAAACGCATAAAGCAGCGCTGACTGGCCAAGATGAGCGTCAATCCGCGTTGGACCGGTACCTAAGTAAAAGAAATCCCAGATAAATATTTTTTCCTGGCTTAACGTCGCTCGCTGAAACGCCCTGTTACCTGGTTAAGCACTGATAGGAGCCCCTAGTGAGCGACGTAGAAGTAACTGCAGAAGAAATCCAACTCGATATTAGTGAAGCTCGTGAGCTGGTCGAAATGCGCGATGCATTCAATCGGCTTGCAGACAATATAGATTTCAAAAAAGTCATTCTTCAAGGCTATTTCAAAGATGAGGCCGCGCGTCTTGTTGAGGCCCGTGGTAATCCACATCTTCAAAAACCGGAGGACCAAGCAAAGCTTCTTCGATCAATTGATGGCATTGCAGAATTTAAGAGCTACATCCTGGCTTCTATTGCACGAGGCAATGGCGCTGAACAAGCGATTAAAGCTGGCGAAGAAGCGCTTGCGGAAATGGCGGAAGAGGGTGACCTCTAATGTCGAATGAGGAAGGCAGTACCAACGACAACGCTCAGTTACCAGATCCTTTTGAGATGTCAGACGAGGCTTTCCTCGAACAGGAAGGTCAGTTTCACGCTTCTGAGGGTGCCACTGATTTGGCACCGGAAGGCGATCAAAAGCAAAACAGTGGTGATGCTGATCTGGAAGACAACGACGGAGACACAAATGGGGATGCAGACCCCAATAATGGCGACGGAGCGAACCCGGATGAAGACGGTGACAAGTCTGATGATGCCGATCCTAATGGGGACGGTACTGATGCTTCCGATAGCGACCCTGACGACAATGCGAATGACGATGGCAATGATGGCGGCACCGATGATTCCGACGACGGTGAAAAAGACTCCGACTCGGATGACGTAAACGCTAACGCCAAGACCTTTTTTGAGAAGGTCACTGCACCCTTTAAGGCCAATGGTCGCGAGATGCAGATTAAGGATCCAGATGATGCGATCCGGCTTATGCAAATGGGTGCCAATTACAATCGAAAGATGGCTGGCATGAAGCCCCATCTGAAACACCTGAAGACTCTGGAAAAAGCGAAGCTTCTGGATGAAGAGAAATTGAATTTTCTCATCGACCTCAACAACAAGGACCCCAAGGCCATTGCTCGCCTCGTCAAAGATGCTGGCATTGACCCGCTGGAAATGAACCTTGAAGAGGGCGATGGGTACGAAGCATCCCAACATGGGATTGACGACCAAGAGTTAGCGCTGGATGAAGTTCTAGACGATATCCGTGATACAGAAACCTACGCTAAGACCTTGGACGTTGTTTCAAAACAGTGGGATGAGAAGAGCCGAAAGACTGTTGCCAAAGCACCGCAACTGATGCAGATCATAAATGACCACATGGCCAATGGTGTTTATGACGTAATCAGCACTGCCGTCGAACGGGAACGGACGTTGGGCCGACTTGGTGGCATGTCCGATATTGAGGCGTACCGCGCTATTGGGGACAAGATCGACAGTGAGGGTGGTTTTGACCATCTGTTCAAAAAAGAGCAGAGGCAACAAGACACTCCCAACCGACATAAACCCAAAGAGAAAGCGGGCGACAAAGCACGGAGAGCCGCCAGACGGGCAGCAAGCCCAAACAGGTCAGCTTCTGATGATGCAGGGGACTCAGCGGACTATAACCCGCTGGCTATGTCCGACGAAGCCTTCATGAAGCAGACCGACGACCGTTTTCTTTAATGGAGGAATGAGCGATGCCTCGCCAATATAACGATCCTGCTGGAGGTAATGACTCCCAGGTCGGTTCACAGATCCGGTTGGATCATTACCTCAAGCGTGCGCTGATTGAAGCTCGACGTGAGCAGTACTTTATGCCGCTGGCCGATGTGACTTCCATGCCGAAGCACATGGGTAAAAAACTGCGTAAATACCACTACCTGCCGCTGCTGGATGATCAGAACATCAATGACGAAGGTCTTGATGCCTTGGGTGCTGTTATTGATAGCAATACCTGGTCTTCCTGGAATGCTGCTGGTGTTCTTCAGGGTTCAGCATACGCTTCTGAAGCCGCAGCTTGGACCGCGGCCGGTGTGGGCGGTTCTGTCGTTCGCAACGGCGGTAACTTGTACGGGTCAAGTAAAGATGTTGGTGCGATTTCTGGCAAGTTGCCTGTGTTGTCTGAGACGGGTGGCCGCGTCAACCGTGTAGGTTTCAAGCGTAAAGAAGTCGAAGGCACTATTGAGAAGTTTGGTTTCTTTGATGAGTACACGCAGGAATCTGTGGACTTTGACACGGATGCCGATCTGACTATGCACGTTAACCGGGAGATGCTGAACGGCGCCACGGAAATCACCGAGGATGCGTTACAGATTGATCTCCTGAATACCGCTAGTACGATCTACTTTGCTGGTGCTGCAACAAGTGTTGGAACAGTAGTGGCTACCGATGAAGTTACTTATTCCGATTTGCTGCGGCTAAGTATTGCCCTGGACGACAATCGCACACCGAAGCAAACCAAGGTTATTACCGGCACCCGGATGATCGATACGAAAACGATCTCTGGTGGCCGTGTTCTGTACTGTGGTTCTTCTCTCCAGCCTACCCTGGAAGCGATGGTTGATCTTCACGGCAATCCTGCATTTATCCCGGTACACAAGTACGCGGCGGGAGCTACTACCTTACACGGTGAGATTGGCTCTATTGGCTACTTCCGGGTTGTGATCGTGCCGGAGATGCTGCACTACGAAGCGAAAGGTGGATCCGCAACGGGTAATACTACGCATTACAGCACGAACAACCGTTTCGACGTCTTTCCGATGTTGGTAGTCGGTAGCGAATCCTTCTCTACTATTGGCTTCCAAACCGATGGCAAGACGGTGAAGTTCAAGATTATTCACCAGAAGCCTGGTAATGAAACCGCTGATCGAAACGATCCTTACGGTGAAACAGGCTTTATGTCTATCAAGTGGTGGTATGGCTTCTTGCCACTCCGCCCAGAAAGGATCGGTCTGCTGCTCACCGCTGCTCAAATGTAAGTGTAAGGGTGGCCCTTCGGGGTCACCCATTTCTTAATCAAATTACTCATTCGTAGATATCGGAGTTGTCCGCAATGACTGACGAAAACCTTACTTCTCAGACCTCTGAGAATGAACTTGAAGAGCTCAAAACCCGAGCTGATCAAATGGGGCTTAAGTATCACCCCAGCATTGGATTAGACAAACTGCGTGAAAAAGTGAACGCCCACCTTTCTGCTACATCGGACGAACCCGAGGAAACAAACACACCTGTGACCGTTTCTGAGCAGACAGCAATTACTGGGACTAACACTACGGAACCGTTGAAAGAGGCCGAACCTCCCCAACAGGAACTACAACCAAAAGTAGAAACTGATCAAGAACGTCGAATTCGTCTCAAGAAAGAAGCTAACACTTTGGTGCGCGTTCGGGTCACTTGTATGAACCCTGCTAAACGTGAGTGGGATGGTGAAATCTTTACGGTAGCCAATAGTGTTGTTGGCACGATTAAGAAGATGGTTCCTTTCGATACGATTTGGCACGTACCGCAGTTCATCTTGAATCACATTGAAAGCAGCCAATACCAGACGTTTTACAAGTTTCGGGATCCACGTACTGGACAAGAGACACGTCGAGGTAAGTTGGTAAAAGAGTTCGCCATTGAGCGTCTTCCAGAGCTAAGCGAAGCACAGTTGCATGATCTGGCTCAGCGCCAGGCCATGGCACAAGGCACGGCTGCAGCAGCTGCTTAATTGAATCGAGGTAGATTGGATGCTGGCTGAGATAAAGCTGTCTGATTTTACTGACACCACACTAGATGGTGAAGGTGTTTTCGATACGATGATGCGCGCGAACAAAGCGCATCTTGTTGAGGAATACAATCAGACTCGCATCAAGGGTACTGAGTACGCAACAGTCTACCTCGGCTCTTTACAAACTATTGCTGATCGAGCGTTAGACTTTCTACTTCGCAAAGATGAAACCTATCTTCGTAACCAATCGCTTCAGATTGAGCTTGAACGAGCAGCGATAGAAAGGGACAAAGCGCAAGATGAGCGTGCGCTTATTCAGGCCCAGACGGCCAAAGTTAACGCTGAGATTGAGTTAACTCAGGAAGAGGTAGCCAAAGTCCGTGCTGAAGTTGCAGCTCTAGATGCTCAAGCAGATAAAACCCGTGCCGAAATTGATGTCCTTCAAGGTGAACTGGACAAGCTGGCTTCGGAAGTTAACCGCAATAACGCCCAGAGTGAGCTGCTGATCCAGCAAGCCTCCAACGCCATTGTGGAAGGCCGGGTTCTAGAAGCTCAGGAGTGCAAACTCAAAGCAGAATTCAACCTCATCCAAGAACAGATCGAGAAGGTCAAAGCAGAGACAAATCTTCTGGCTCAAAAGCGAGTCACCGAAACTGCCCAAACCAATGGTGCTCAGGTAGCTGAGAACTCGGTCTTGGGGCGCCAGATTAAACTGTACGGTAAACAGGCTGATGGGTTTGATCGAGACGCGGAACAGAAGGCTGCACAGCTGTTTTTCAATAGCTGGAACGTTCGCCGGACCACGGACGAAGCCACATCTGCCAACGCCGATAATGGGCTTCTCGATACCAATATTGGGCGAGCGGCCGATGCTCTACTTCGCGGCATTAATGCCTGAATACGATCAGCACATGCGAATAATAGAAGGGGCTTCGGCCCCTTTTTTCGTGGAGTAGTCATGGGCATCTTCAGTACCAAAACCAAACGCTTTGTGGATACCCAGGTCCAACGGGTGATCGAAGACAACCTGATCCCCAGTGTTTTAAATACCGCGGTGTATCAGGCCATCTTCGATGACTCTGACCTGGTGCCCGCTATACAGGATTCCGCCTTGCACGGAAGTTTTCGGAACTTTGAGCGGATGTATCGATTCGCAGAGCGGGGAGACTATTTCTATAGTTTGCCCAATGCTCGGTTCCTCAGTTCCACAGCCGGTGTCGGCCCGGCACGGGCCGCCATCCGGCAAGACCTTGATATCAGTGGTCCCTTTACGGTTGAGTATTTGCACTTCCGGCCCCTGAACAATATCCACGAGGGATTCCGGTACATCACTCACACGTTGGATTACGACCCACAAAGCAACGAGCTGCCTGTCTACTCTCAGCAGCGGGGTGTTGAAGTCTTCCTCACCAAGCTGGTGGCCGTCCATCGAGTGGCGAATGGAGAGACCCTGGATCCCAATGCCGTGGGGCACTTCGGTAACCAGAGCCCGGTTAATCAGATCATTAACCGACCGGGTGCGAATCTACTATTGCCGACAGACCCAGTGGCGCCGGTTGATAATACGCAAGTTCAGGGGGTCACTTTGGATCATGAAATGCGTACCGGTCCTGATGAGACAGAGTCAGTGGAGATTCATTACCACTGGGTTGATACCAATAACGAATTTCAGGAAGCGGTGCATATCCTGGATCTGTCTGGTTTCAATCCAGAAGAAGAGTTCTATCACGCCAAAGTCACCTACACGAACAACGATGTCGAGGTGGTGGGGTACTGGACCTACAACCCCACAGAGAATCGATTCCCGGATCTGGATACCCTGTACTCATCACCGAGCCTAATCGATCCAGGGACCTACTTCCCGTTTGTGGTCTTCCGCAGTGAGCAGGAGGATCGATCGATTGATGATGGGAGCAATCGCTTTGCCAGTACCCAGAAGCTGCTGGAGATCATCGGTGGTGATTTCGAAGAGTTAGGCCAGGCCCTAAGCGACACGGACGGTATCGAGGATGTCCGCCAAGCTGTAATGATGATGGGGGTTCCTATTACCACTCAGGATCCTATCGAAATGGAGTATCTGTGGCGGTACTTTCACGATGTCAGTGAACGCTTGTTGCCTGCCGAGAACAACCAACGTATTGCTCCGCTAGTGGGCCGTAACAGTTCAGCCGGTGGCGCCACACCGGAGTCCTATGCCATTCAGATCACGGATGCGGACTTCCTGGGAACGATTTCCTTTGACCGCATTACTACTTCATTGCGTGGTGGATCCATCGGTAGTGTGGGAACGTGCACCAATGAAATTGAGGCAGAGACCCTAATTAATCCACAGTTGTTTGCCTTGGGTTCTGGATTCCCAATTGTCGGCCGTCAGGTGCGAATATTCCGGCGCCAGATCAACGAGCACGTCTATCAGGAGATCCGGGTTACCAACCCCCAGTTCCGCTACAACATTCGGTACAGACTGACTACGGAAGGTGGCGTCGATGATGATCGGTTCCTGGTTCCCTTGGATTTCGATGTGTGTCGGCAAATGAATTCCTTCAAACGGGAATCCTTGTACCACCGATCTCTGCACTTCGTCTTTAACAGCTATGTGGAACAGAAAGTGAAGTGGTACCAGCGGGGTGCTTTCGGAATCCTCCTGCAGGTCGTTGCCGTGGTTATCACTATTTACACTTTTGGCGCTGGTTGGAAAGCCACATTAGCTGCGGCAGCGGCAGCTGGGGGAACCTCCGCGGCGATCACTGCATTGATCAATATCGTAGTGACGTCTCTTTTCAAAGCCCTGGTATTTGAGTTCGCATTCACCCAGTTGGTTGAAGTGCTGGGTATTGAGTTCGCGTACTGGCTGGCCCTGGCTGCAGCGATAGCCGGTGGTATTAGCGCTTTACGTGCTGGTGGTTTGATCACAGGTAGTTTGGCAACGAATCTACTGACGGCATCCACCGGGCTCACCAAGGGCGTACAGAACCGTTTAGGGGAAATGATTCAGGACTACCAAGATGATCTGGAAGAGTTCCAGAGCGAAGCCGAAGCTCTGACCGACGAGTTACGTCAGGTGCAAGAAGAGCTCGATGCGGGGATTGATCTGGATCCATTCACTTTCATTGCCCAGCCAATGATCATTTCGGGTGAGCCGCCTGACGCCTACTTCCATCGGACGATTCACAACGGAAATCCTGGAGCAGATTCTCTCAGCATTATAGAAAACTATGTGGATCTGTCACTCCGACTCCCCATGCCGGATGAAACAACGCTCACTGCTTAAGCTCTATGGAACTCGAGATAGATAAACAAGGGGATGAGCCACCAGGCAAAACCTAACCAACCTACGAATGGCACCAAGGATAGTGTGACCCCAGTTCCCAGAACTATCCAACGTTGCTTATTAGACAGTTCTACGTACCAGTGAGTCAGGTTTTCTAGCGCTTTTCTCAGACCAGAAGTTGGTGTTTTTAGTGCTATGAGGGTTTCCAGTAACCCAAAGAACGCTGTTAGGGCAGCAAACAGGAGGAACAGCAACGTCAGGTCAACATCACCATACCTGTTGAAAATCCACTGTGTCACAAACCCAATAAAAAAGTTGCGCAAGGTGACTGTTTCTTCGTTGGGAATCGTTCCTAGCGAGGCAAGAAGTATAACAATTCCGCCTACCCCGAATATCCATTTCAGCATTCGTTTGTAGTTCATACAGCACCTAGTTAACGGATTTAGATCTCAACTAATTTTTCAGAAAAAGATCTTGGGGTACCCCAGACTCCATCGGTATCTGCTTTGAAGAATACCATTTTGGGTGAGATCAATGTACGAACCGCTTCCGATCCAAATGCCCGACACTCTTGGGTCTACAATTGATGCGTTTGGAAATCCGGTGCCATTTGGCAGTAACTGGAATTTAGATCCTCTAGAAGGTGCTTCTGCTGGTTCCTCACCAGTACGTCCAGATTTTCTAAGCATGGATTCCTTTCTTGGGGGTACAAACGCTGATGGATCTAGGTTCAACGGCTGGGGACCGACTGCTCTCAATACATTTACAGGGCTCGCAAACACCTTCCTAGGCATGCGTCAGTACGGACTAGCAAAGAGTGCTCTTCGTGAGAATCGTCGGCAATTTAATGCCAATTTTGATAGCCAGCGGACTCTAACAAATAGTCGTTTGCGAGATCGTCAACGTGCTCGGGTCGCCTCGAATCCTAATGCCTACGAATCTGTAGGTAATTATATGGCTCAAAACGGGATCTAATCATGTCAGGCCCCATTACTTGGAGGAATATTCAAGGGCGTGGTGTCAGTGATGCGGCGCGACTATTGGAAGGTGCTGGTAACAGTGTCAACCGCGGACTTGCGGCTTTTGGTCAAGCTATCTCCGATCAGCAACAAGTTCGTGATGAGAATTTTGCGAATGAACAAAGCAACAACACTGACACTTACTTTGATCGATTAGCCCAATTCGGCTCCGCCGATGAACTGGAACAAGCCGAAGCCTCTGGTGACTTGGAGCGACTGCGCCAGTCCCTAGGCCCAAACATTGATAGAGACGCCGTACGGGGTGCAGCAGACTCACGACTCACAGAATTGAGAGCCCAAGAGTCAGCCGCATTGGATCGGGAGACACGACCCCTGGTCGACAATATCCGTGCAGCTCTGGTGGAGGATCCAGAATCCGCTCGGGCATCTATCGAAAGTAATCGCGGGATTCTTGCCGAAGCTGGCTTGTATGGTCAGCTACTGGGTGAGGTGGATAACCGCCGCCAGGCTTTGAGTGAGCGAGATCGTTCCGATTCGAACCGACTCAGGCAGGAACGAGAGCGAGTGGCAAATGAGGAATTCGATGCCGCTGTATCGGAGATTAGTCGGAATACTGCTGATCCTATTCAAGCTCGTCGCCAGGTCATTGAACGTTTAGAGAACAGCGGCAACTTTGATTTAGTCCAAGGACGGTTGAGTGAAGTAGATCAAGCTATCCAAAATCTCTATGGATTAAGTGCTCGCCAGATGGAGGACTTAAGTGGCTTCAGCGGTTCCGTAAATGCAGAGCGTGATGCCAATGTCCAGCGTATACAAGCAGAGCTTGATAACAATGAAACAGTTTTCCGAAACCTAGACTCGTTCAACGCAGAAGTAGCTCAACCATCCAGTCTCTCGGACGTAGTCGACTATGCCGGCGATCTGGGTTGGGATCGAAGCCCCATGTGGGGAAAGAATCTTAGCAAACGGATTACAGACACAGTTTCTGAATTTACGGATACGGTGAATCAACGCCTGGTTCAGCAAGCTCCTGAAGGCCAAACCCCTGAACGAATTGATCCTGGTTTGGCATCTGCCATTGCTCGTGAGGCTATTGGCCGCATAGGTGCGCCAGGAGATGGTTGGTTTGATAACAACGATTTAGGTCCTAATGAGCTTGCCGCTTTGATGCTTGATGTCTATGACGAGCACACAGACCGAGAACGGCGTCGGGAACAACTGAATGCCACTCGTCGTAGGGCTGAGGATTTAATCCGGCGATATAACGACACAGCAACCCGCTCCATCAGCGATCGGCTGGCCCAGTTGCGAGCCGATAACCAAGCCCAACTTTTGCGCTGAGAAGATGAATGTCCCAATACCTCAAAGAGCAGCACCTGGCTCAGGTTAGTGCTGAAAAATCTAACGACCTTGATGGGGTTGCTACACTAAAGCAGTCCCTTCTCGAACCAGCACCGCTGCCGCAGACACCCCAAGGTGCGGTTGCAGATCAACTCATTGCAGAACGCGATGAGAGAGAAGGTACAGCATATGTGCGGGACCGGGATCTAGACTCCACTTCTGGTCGCCTACTTCAGTTCGCAGCAAATGCTGAGTTCGGTGCTCGTCGCCTGGTGTCCTATGCCGCAGTGACACCGAACACCCTGGCCGCAACTGGACAACTAAACGATGTCGATGACCGGGCTCGGGATTTGTTTGCCCAAAGCCGACAACGGGAGTTGACCGAAGAAGAAAACACCTACCTCGACACAATCCCTGAAAACACGCAACTGAATCGGATTACCGGTTTACCTCGCTCTGACGCTCAAACACGTCGCCAACTTCTGGAAAGTGCTTCAACTAACCTGGATCAAGCCAATGAGATTCGAGATGTCTTTGAAAACCAAGATCGAAATAGGCTTGTAAACCCAGTAAGCAAGCAGCGATTGATACGGGATCTGTCCGCGAGCTACGAAGCTAACAGTGAATACTTCTCCCGCTCAGAAGCGGCCATGATTTCTGGAGATTTTTCCACAACTGTGGCCGAAGGGCTTCGTGGCATTGCTCGACTGGTAGTGGCTGGTGGAGGGGACATCCTAAGCAATCCTCAAGCCACGTTTGAGTTCATTGCTGAGCAAGCACCTCAGTTGGCTTTGGGTGCCACCAGCCGATCGGTCTTAGGCGCTACCAATCTTTCCTATGGTTTAGCAATCTACGAAGACTCTTTAAACAACTATCGAGAAGAGAACGACGGCGCCTTACCCAACAAAGCCGAAGCCAGCGAAATGTTGGCTTTCTCTCTGTCTGCTTCTGTGGCTGAGCAGATTGGTGATGCGGCGATTCTAAGTCAATTTCGACAGGTACCGGGCATTCGTCAGAGTTTGGAATCCGCAGCCCGTGCTCCCCGAGCTGCTCGCCGTGCCGTCAATAACCCTATTACCCGTACTCTCGGTGCAACGGCGTCGGGCGTAGCCCGAGAAGCCGGCACCGAGGTATACCAAACGGCTGTCGAAGAAAACCTTTCTCGCCTTAACCGAGATTTTGATGGAGCAGCCTTGTTTACCGCAGGTGTTCTAGGGGGGGCTGCAGGAGGCTTTCTTTCTGGTGCAGGTCGCGCGACGAGTGAGCTGCGTGCAAGAGGTCAGGTCGGGGAACAGCAACGCCAACGAACCGACAACGATAGCCGAACTACTGAGTTGCAAATAGATGCCATTGAGACTGGCAATGTAGCGCCACTACTCAATCCTGAGAATCCTAGTGAGTACAACCCAGCCAAAGCTGCCATGGCACTGGCAGTGCGAGCTACTGCTGATGATGTTGAAACTGCAGATCAAGATGCAGCTCGACAGCAACTGAACGATCTTGCTGATCGACAGGATGCCCGTGTTGCAGAGCTGGAAGCTCAATTTGAGGTGGAATCTGGGCTGCCTCGGAGAAAGCTTGCACGAGAATTACAAACTGCCCGCGAATTTAGAACGCTGGTTCGTGGAGCCCGTGAGTTTACTCAGATTGACGACAATGCTGATGCTGCTCAAGCGGTAGATCCGCTAATCGAATCCATTAGTGAGCCAAACGCATCGCCTGAGCGGGACCAGGCAGCTAGACAAGTCATTGAGCTCATGATGCGAGCTCCTGATGTTATCGGGGAAGAACAGTTAGAAGCCCTGGTTGATAGCCCAGCATTTACAGCAGAGCAGAGTCAACTGATTCGATCTTTTTCGGAAGCTAATGCAGCAGCAAATGCGTTGCGTAGCACCGAAGAAGTACGACAAATCCTCACACGTGGTGCTGCTGGCTTTAAGGGTCTTGTGGAATATAGGTCAGATGTGGCCAATGCCCTCAGAGTCAACGATGTTCCGCGGGCGGAACGCGAAGTTGAACAGCTCCGTAATTTTTATCGGTCTCATAGCACCAAAGCCGATATGGCACGACAGGCCCAACAGGAAATGGAATCCACCGGGCAGGCTCAATACTTGTATCGAGATCCGAACAGCGATAACGGTTGGAGCATTAGTAGAAGCCGTCCCTGGGGTGGTCGAGTGGAACAAGGAGAGTTGGGTGGTTTCGCCTTCAACCCGAGAGGCCGGGGACCGGCCGCTGCCCAGACTTTCTTGACGGACCTGGATTCGGAGGTTGAGGCCATTGTCACCACCGGACAAGCCATGGCCGCTGCAGTCGCAATGACAGGTTCCAACACAGTAGTGAATTCTGAAGAGGGGTTTGTGGAATCAGAAGCCAGTGATGCAGAACTAGAGAGTGTGTCACAGGAAGCCGAAGTCCAGTCTCAGCCTGAAAGGGAACTAGTGATTGAGGAGGACGCACGTGAGGAAGTGGAAGTCCCTGAGCGCGAAGACACTCCGGCAGCAGAAGCTGTTGAATCTCAACCGGAACTCCAAGAAAGCCAACCAGAAGCGGACATTCAAGACCCATCTCAAAGTGAGACGGCTGAGGAGACTGTTAGGAGCGAAGACCTGGATCAGGCACTAGTCGAAGCTCTGGCTCAAACCAAAGAAATCGAGGTTGAGCCGGGCAACCTTTCTATCTTTGCGCGAGAGCAAGGACCGATAGATGAGACGGCAGACGCCGCTCGACAGTATCGAAGTCAAAACCTGGTACAGCGTTACTTCAATCAGCGGGAACCTGGTGAGTCCGCAACTACTGGCAATCCTCTAGTACTCATTCAAGACTTCCTTACTGCAGCTCGCGAGAACACTGATCTTCTCCAAGCAGTGGTAGCAGACACAGTTACTGAGCAAGAAGGGAATCTGTTTGGTTTATTCAGCTACTTTGCTACGAACAGTGAACGTGGGTTGTCTTCTTTGGAAATGCTCCGAGAGAGTATTAGCCAAGCCAAGGTTAATCCAGGTTTCCGAGATAGGGACCTTGTTCAATATTTCCGTGACGACTTGGATGAGAACTTTTTAGCCGCATTAGCGGTGTCAGGTTTCATTTGGCTTACGGAAAACGGTGGTACCACTTTTAATGACGATACGGCAATTCGCAAGATCCTGGGTGAGGATGAAACCTACGAGGTTCAGCCCGAGGAGCGATCACTTCTTCAATTGGCAGGGAACCGCCAGAACTTAGTCATTCAAGAGCTGGGTCAAAAAGCTCGACAAGCTTTGGAACTTCGAGACTCTGAAGATGCACCAGCCAACTTACAAACTCAGCTAGAGCTGTCTTTGGGCACGCACATCTTGAAGATGCTGGAGCGTCAAGGCCTAGTACAAATCAACAGCATCTCGGATTCCATTTTGGATCGGGGAGAGGGTAGTAATGCGCACCCCTTTGTCCGTCCTAGCCTGAATGAAGATGGAGATGTGATTCCCCCGATCCGAGGCATTTTAGATGCAGCTTCGGGTACCCGTGGATTCTTGAATCGGGTTTTCTCTGTAGAGCAGGGCTTGTTGGGTCCGGAGTTAGAAGCGAAGCCATTTACCCAGGACACGGCCCAGAACACCAATCAACCAATACCTCGGGTCCTACGCCAGATCTTAGAGCGGGTATCAGGTCGTGAACATGTTGTTCGCCAGGACATGCGACGAGTTCGGAATGCTTTGTCACCCGAAGCAGTTCGAGCTATTGCAGGCTATGTGGATATGCATCAAATCTGGCGCCATCCGGTAAATATTGACCGTCAACGCGCCAAAAATGACGCAATAGAGCGCGAGCTGGAACGCCTGAATGAATTCGAAGCTTCTCAAGGTGAGGCCCCGTTTTACTTCACTCCCAACGTATGGAGTCAATTCCGAGTTGGCTTGAAGCAAAATTTGGTGAATCCCCAAACCAGCAAACTACAGCGCCACAATGTTTCTATGGCGGCCTGGCGTACTGAGGTGGATCCCAATGAAGCCAGCGAAGTCCGGGAACGCTTTCTATTAGCAGTAGCGCAAGGCATGGGTATTGATGTTGACAAGCAGTTGAACGTTGACAGCTTAGCTCAGCTGGAATCTTTGATTTCTGATCCAGTGTTCCGAGCAGGGGTTGAAGCAATTCAAGCGATCAACCTATTAGAAGACGGTCAGCAGTTGTCTCCACAGCAGCAAGTGGATGTCTATAGAGCGGTGGAGTTAGGCGGGGAAGCGATGCATTCCCTGGATGCCTTGGTCAATTATGCGCGGTTCGAAGAGGGCCAACCCTTTACTACTGAACTGATGTTTGAAGTAGACGGGATTACTAATGGCCCTGCGTTAGCCGGAGTGTTGCTGGGCACGATGAATGACGGGCTGAGTGGCATGGTGGGCATGTACGGCCAAAGCTCCACATTCCAACACTACACGGATTATCGCCAGGGACACCAACCTGATTTATATGAACGGATGGTAGTGGCGGTCCATGAGCGCCTCCAACAAGCAACAGAAGACCAAACCGCCTTAGCGCTGATACAAACCATTATGGGTCCGTTTGTTGCTGATGACGGCAAAATGAAGAATGGGCGTAAACGGGTGAAAACTCCACTCACGTCCATGATTTTTGGTGCCAGTCCTCGTAAAGCCACGAAGGCCATGGCTGATGAATTTATTGAACTGTTCTACGAGAAAGTAGAGCAGGCTGTAAACGATAACGATCCTGACACTCTTGTGGCGCTGACCGAAGCCGCTACGCGGCTGTCGGGCACGCGCCTGGACACACTTAGCCTCAGCAATGGCATGGAAGCCCCCAACCTAACCAAAGGGGACATTACCAATATCAAACAAGTTTTTGATGGGGTGATTGGAGAGCAGGTTCGAGAAGTGCTTCAGCAAGATTTTGGTGAGTTCTTGCAGATACGCACCGACATGAACAACTTGGCTCAAGCCTCGTGGGCCAGGTACAACGCGGCATTTAATCATCTACGCGATCGCAAACTTCAAGAGCTAATTGCCTCCGGTGAGATGCCAACGGGTAAAACAGGCAAGCCTATTCGAGATCTCACTCGGACTGAGTTGGCTGAGATTGAGCAAGAGCTCGCTCCGATGGCGCCCGTCGTCCACACAATGCTGTCGAAGCTGTCTAATCAACCTGAAGCAGGTATAGATGTTTCTAAGCTTCAACGTGTAATCGCCGCTCCTGGGGACACACTCTATGAGGCGGATGTCTCTATTGGTGGGCAGAAATCCAAAATACGTCCTCGCGGACTAAAGCAGATATCAACAGATCCAGGCGTAAGAGCTGTCATCATGATGGTGCACTCCTTGGATTCTGCAATTGCCAGCTACAGCTACAACGATGTTCAAGCTTTGAACATTCATGACGCTTTGGGCTTGTCCTTAACGAAGACGGTAGCAGGTGCTGAAGCGCTCAACCGCAATACTTACAGCATGCTGGCAAATTACTCCATAGGGCTGGAACTCTTAGCGACACTGGACCGATCTTTTGAAGCTCAGCAGTCTCTTGTAGTGGCTCATCCTGAGCTTGCTGATGTGCTAAATCAAGTAACGATTGGTCGTGGAGAATCCACACAATTAGTGGATCAGGATTTTCGTGAAGCCTTAGCGCATCAAGCCTACAGCGCGGAAATTCACAAGTTAGGGTTTTTGGAGAATCTGAAAACGGTTGATCAGTATGCTTTGGAGGGTGGTTCATACTCTGTTACGGAGGAAGCTCGTACCGCAGTTTCTCAGTTACGGAGCCGTATCTTCCAGGCTTATGCAACGCGTTTTGGAGAGCAAGAGGTACAAGCGGCACCGGAGCCGACTCCACAACCAACCGCACCAGAAGAGACACCTTTCGGAGTAGTGGGTCTACCGATAATCGATTCCGACCCTGAACTGGTGAAGCTGGTTTCTGGTGAGCCCAAACTTCGTGATGTGATCCCTGGCTTAGCGGCCCGCATCAAGACCACGGCACCGAGCCCAGCCCAAAGAAACTTCCAACTGGGCCTTTTGCGCATGATTGGTCGATCCGCAAACCCGGCTACGCAGATTCGTTACATACAGCCAAGTACCCCCAGCGACGGACGGACTCGCAGTAGTGCCCTGGCTTGGTACACATTGGATGCGCAAGGCGAGCAAATCAACATCAAAAGCCCTGACTTTGTGAACTCTGGGATCACCACAGAAACATTGCTTCATGAAATGACTCATGCAGCAGTTGCATACACGATTGCTCGAGTCGAGCAGGGACAGTTTGCTGAGGACAGCGACGAAGCCCAGGCATACCGCGGGTTGCAACGACTATTGGAACAAGCCCGTGCTTACGTCGACACCAACAGTATTGAAGGCATGAGTAATGCCGTAACCAATGTACAAGAGTTGGTGGCCTGGGGAATGACGAACGAGCGCTTCCAACGGGAAGTACTCTCCCAAATTCCCTTCAATCCGGGCGATCAAGCTGCTGCGCAACAGCGAGCGGATCGATCCGGGTTTGCCGCATTCATCGATTTTCTTGCTGATCTCATTGGATTGGGAAAACAGGACCTGATTCATACCGGATTGGGATCCTTGGTTTTGAATACTGGAGTCATGTTCCGCAACTTTGACCAGCGAGCGGAGCCAGCCAACCAGATCGATTTGAACATGGCTATTCCCGATTCGAGACAGTTCACACCAAGTCAGGTGTTTGATGCGTTAGGGAATGCCAATGGTGGTCGTGTTCTGGATTCAAACTATAGCAATTACCTGAAGGGCACACTCGATACGGTGGTCGGTGCCGTATTTAGCAATGGCGCCATTCGCGCGGAGGCCTTACGACAAGCACCAAGTACCGCGGATGATGTGTTTTTCAACGCTTTGAGTGAAGGGCAGGCACCGTTTGCTTCAGCGTCCATGGGTATCTTGCCGCTGACCGCTCAACAGGCTTACGTCCTGGAATCAGTGGAAGTGGCCGTTAACGAAGCGATTGATAACTCAGTCTTGGTGCGTCGTGAATTACTGGATCTGTACCGACAAGCCGAGCGGGAATTGAGTGCCGCAGATTTCCATGAGGGTGACTGGCTTCAAGCCACACCCGAAGAACAAGCTAAAGCTCAGACCATCTACGATTTCCTCTTCACGATTAAAGGGGAGGGCGATGGGACCTCACGCTTTCTAAGTCGCTTTGTGGCGGCAGGGGTGGCGTATCAGGGGCTACATAACGCCTTACAGCAAATCCAAGTACCTGCGGACTTAAGAAGCGCGCGAGAGGGCACCTTGGCTGAACGATTGACGGTGCTTTTTGAGCGGTTAATGACGTTTCTGCAGCGTCGGTTTACACGCGTATACGAAGGACAGCCGGCCATTGCCGCCACGGATATGCTGATTCGTCAGTTGGCCCGCATTGAGCAACGCAAGAAGGCGTCTTTAGGTCGATCACAGGATTCTGTGGAGAACGTATTGGCTCGTTCTGTTCGAGACGCTAATGAGGCTATTCGTGGTGGAGTCGATCGATTAGGCCGGTCCAATTTCTTCAGGCAGTCCCGCTTCGGCATCGTACGGCTCACAGGAGCCGCTACATCGACGATTGCAGGTGACCGGGTAGATGCGGTTATGGATACCATAAAACGGCTCAGAGATGGCGCTGTGGACGGGCGTGAGGGTCTCTTAGGTTCGTTGGCAACTGAGTTCAAAGGCGAAAACGAGGGAAATACTCAATTCCACCAACTTTTGGCTTGGGCCAATAGCCATGAGCAAAACCGGAAACGTCTCATGATGGATACCGCGGCAGCGATCAGGGATGAATTTAGTGTGGATCTCACTCGAGAGCAGGAGACTGCTCTCACCCGTATCGCATTGCGAACTGACTTACGTGTACTGAGAGATCACTATAACTTGTCTCAAATAGAGGCTTTATTGGCAAATCCAGAAAATTTGTCTCAAGCTATCGCTCTGTTTGAATCCGGTCTTACTGGGGAATACGCACAGTACTATCGAGTGCAAGCAAAAGCGTTGGGGTATCACTTAGCCACAGGCAATGTGGCGATCAACAACTTGATGCTCAATGCACACAACATCGCATTCATGGGCAACACTCGATACCAGGGCCAGGTAGATCAAGCCGCTGCTGAGACAGCTCTGCCGATCATTGATGCCCTGACCACACTTTATGCCCTGCAATACTCCAGCAGCGAGCAGAAGCAGCTAGTGGCGGATCTGATGCGTAAGGAAGCCAACCGGGAAGACGGACGTAATGCTATGGATATGGTGTTGCGTCTGTACGATCAGTTGCAGCGAGACGCCGCTGAGCAACTTTTTGACAACGATCCGGTGCAGATGCTGAAAGGCTATACCAAGGACACCTTTAACCCGCATATCGCCATACAGGCGGCCACAGCTCATGAGGGTGTTCAATTGGACATGGCCGGGTATACGCCCATAGTCGGTGAACTGGCTCGAGACCCAAGTGATCCAACGGCGCAGCCCAAGGGGTTGTACATGATTCGCGACGGAGGATTGACCGAAACTATATCGGGCTTTATGTCATTAACTAGCCGTCGTATGCGAGGAAGCCAGATTCATGGAGATCGTGTGGACCCGGTTAGTGGTGAGCTGAATCACCGCAATACTCGGCTTAATAGCAAAGTACGTGCTGAGGTGGATGGTCAGGTAGAGACCCTTATGAATGCGCCCAGCAACTGGGATCCTCGTAAAGCGGATCAGCAATCGCATATGGTGCCTGTGCTCAATCGTCACGGTGAAGCCGTGAACTTTCGTTACCTCATGAAAGAGGCGACCAAGGACGATCTGTTAGAACGAGACAATCGCGTAACTACGGTGATGGGGCACATTGCTGGTGCTGCTTTCGATAAAGCCCAGAGCCCAACATTGAACCAGGCCGGGGTAGATGCCATTCGGAATGACTACCTGGAAAATGCGGTACGAGAACCCGATGCCTATATCGAGTTTGGGCCAAACAGTGCTGACCCGGTGATCGCAGAAAGATATCGCCTGCTGCCAGACGACACCAAACGCTACATACGGCAGGTGTGGGGTCGTGAAGGCATGAAAATACGCAACGACATGTACAACGTAGCCTTTGGCTATCGTAAGTACAGTTTGCGGGAAATCTTTGATGAGGACCCGTCCAGCCGTAACTGGGCCGAGTTTCTGTTTGCTGGCTTGATGGAGACCTTCTTTGGGAAGAAGGCCGCACTACGCGTTACTCAGGCTGAGAACTTTTGGCAGGAGACCGTCCGCGTGGTGAAGGACATCTGGGTGATCAAGAATCTGTTCACACTACTGGGTAACGAATCGTCTAACCTGTTCCTTCTGAAGCTGGCCGGTGTGCCGATTCAGGAGATCATCCGCAATAAGATCACTGCCTACAGGGCCACGTTTGAATACGTGCAGGCTCGCCGTGAGCACGATCAACTGCAGCAGCAAGTGTCCGCAGGTTACATCGGCGGCCGAACATTGCCGCAGATTGAATCGCGTATCCGTGAGCTGGAAGACACCATGGCTCGATCACCGGTATCGGATCTGGTGGAAGCCGGCATGTTCCAAACTCTGGTTGAAGACATTGGCAGTGAGGAAAATGAATTCTCCTACAAGTCCAAGCTGAATCGTTGGGTGAATCTCCAGACCGAATGGGTACCGGGATCTATAAAGTCGGTAGGAAAAACGCTACTGATGACCCATGATACTCCGCTGTATCAGGTTATGAACCGGGCTACAGTGTTCTCAGACTTTACAGCACGCTACGTGCTCCACGAGTACTACACCAAGCGGACTGACAATCCCCTGTCGTCTGAGGAGTCTCTGAGACGCACCAGGGAGGCTTTCGTGAATTACGATGTGCCCACGCACAAAGCGATTCAGTATCTCAATGACACAGGCGTTGTCTGGTTTACGAAATATTACGTACGGATCCAAAAGGTGATTTTTCAGTTGATTCGTGAAAACCCACTCAATGCTCTTGGGATCTGGGCTATTGGTGACTGGTTGTTCAATCTCCCAGATATTTTGGACTCATCGATCTTGCAAAAGACGCCTGGGAATCTTGGTGTAGGTGCGTTGGAGCTGCCAGGTGCTGTAGATGAAATCATTACGCTGCGAGCTGCAACAGCTCCGTTCTAATCATTAGGAAGGACAGCGGTCAAAAAAGTCAATTGAGCCCTGGACATCAATCCACGCTAATTGACCTCTCCCCACCCGCATGTGGGTTTTCGCTGGGTGCGGCCAACCGCCCGTACGAGGGCGCCACTGCCCTTCTCAATAAACAAAAGTAAAACGGGTAGCGACCTTTTATGGTAGGCCGCTACCCGTGATCCGTTTCCACTCCAGGTGGATCAAGCCTGGTGACCGGCCGGGAAACGGAACCGGTCAGACGCCTGGTTTTGTTATGGCTTCATAAATGCCGTAACCAATGATGATGACTCCTAGACTCACCAAAATTACGATGCCGATCGCGGAAAACAAAAGCGCCAAAAACCAGATTCCAACACCGATCAAACAGACTGCAACAATGGCCAGAGCTCCAGAAGCGACCCCCGCCATCAATTGAAAAAGCCGTTTCACGTACTGAAAAGACTGGTTGTACCGTCTGTCGACTCAGAGGTTTCTTCCGAGCTTTCAGGCTCCTCGGGACTTTTATCGGCGTCACCCTGTTTAGCAAGATCGACAGCTACAACAACATCGGTTGAATCTTTTCGTGGGCTGATCTCTATGGCAGCTGTGATACCGGCTCCACTACGTCCTGCTGTGAAATTCACCTCGTTAATGGGTGAGGTAATACCCATGTTGAGTACATACTCTCGTATGGCATTTTCGATTTCGGATTGTACTAATTGAATTTGCAAATCTTTCTACTCCTAGTTAGGCAGCGAGTAGTGTCAGTTGCCGAAAGGCCTGTGACTCGACTCCCGCGTGAATGGTGGCAATGGCATCCGCCAGATGCTCGGCCTTGGCAGTACTGAGAACCTGCTGACCGTTCTGTTTGTAATGAGGCCACGGAGCTGCAGGATGCTTACTCTGAGCCCAGTCGATCATCTGTTGTTTGGTAGCTTTCTTATCGCCTATTGCATGGACTTTCACCTCCGTTGCAGTCAGCTCAAAGAACGGTGTACCGGTAGCTCTGAGAGAAGCCAAAACTCCCGCACATATGCCGTACGACACCATAGAACGGGCATTCTGGCTTCCATGAGGTACTTCAACAAAAATAGCTTGTGGTTTGATTGATTCAACCAGATCGAGTGTGCCGCGGAAGAGTTGCTCCGCGGCAGCCAGATCTTTGCTGTTTTGGCGAACCTGTTTTCCTTTCGGAACAACCGGCTGAATCAACTCCAAATTCTCGATGTCAATTTGTCCAGAATTGGAGTCGTAAAGACCATTTGCCATGCCCCAGTTATTCAGGGAAGGATCAATCCCCAACACCCGAAATTGGGACATAGCTCAAGTAGCGAATAAGCTTTGAGTTGGTTTATCACTCGCGGCCGGAATCGCGGATGCTGCAGCACCAAACGTATTGCTCGTTTGTTGACCGGTGTCTTTGGTGGTGCGGTCACGAACAGTGCCTGTATTCCGCTCATCCCAGGTATTGTAAAAAGTAGCCTCAGACGCACCGGCACGAATTTCAGCCGTCGTAAGCTTGTCTTTAGACCGGAAGAACTTGTCAAACGTGTTTTCTTCTCGTGTGTCGCCAGATGGGACGTAATCTCCAGCATCGTTCTTAACGTTTTTGTCCACGATCTGTCGGAGGATGCCTGCAATAATGGGCTGTCCTAGAAGCTCTGTAAGAACAGGTACTTTAGTGGGCACTTGAGCTTTAGCTTCACTATTCCAAAGGTTGATCACCTTCTCTTCAGTGTTCATTTCTGCCAATTCTTTACCGACAGTCAGAAGACATAAACTAGAAGCCATATTGAAACCAGGTAGATAGCGTTTCTCGCCATCACTAGTTTCGTAAAAATTACGATTTCCTTTGGCATCACCCGAGGTAACCCAGAGAGTTTCACGAACTGTGCCGTTATCGGTTTTAAGGTGAAGCACAATAGACTGCGCTCCGCTGGATGCTTTACCAGCGTAGGCTAGGTCAACTGTTGCTTCATAGAGACCCGAGTCGAGAGGGCCAGAGCCGCCGACAACATCTTTTTCATTTTCGATAGAGTCATCGGTCTTTAAGTTTGCAAATAGAGACATATGTCTTCCTCCTTTTGCAGTGGGTTTAGGCTTTGTCGGCCCGTGCTTGAGCAGACTCATTTGAGTACTGAAAATTGTTGTAGCGCTTACTGAGCTTCTCGATATTGGCTTCGAGCGTCTGCTCTCGTGTCAGTCCCAAATTTTGGCGGATACCTTCCAGGTAAAACTCTAAGTCTCCTAGCTCTTCAACAACGTTTTCGAGGTCGACGGCTTTGTTGTAGATCGCTACTTTTTTGATGGCATCCAACAGTTCGCCAGCTTCTCCAGAAGCTCCTGTACCCATATGCCAAAGATCTACTTTGCTGGGTGAAAGTTCTTGGAGGATGTCAGTACCGGACTTCGCTAGCATGGATACCATTTCGGCATGACTAATCATGCGGCCACCTTTGAGGGAAGGCCGATGGCCTGGTTGAGCGATATCACGGGAATTGCAGGCAGGTTGGTGGCAGCACTGACCTTTTCAGGAATAAGTTCCGCCGCTTCAGGCCAAACATCCAACAGCTTCTTCACTGTAGTGACTGAGTTGAGAGATGCGTTAATGTCAGTCCTCAAATCATTTTGCTGTTTTTCAGCGTCTTCCAGGCGTCTTTGCAATTTGCCGAAGACCTTTTCCCAGGCTGGGTGTTCGGCAAGATTCACCACCTTATAGGAATGAACGATACGTTGTGGGTACTCAAGGTAGTTACGTTCATTTCGCTCTCCTGGAGCAAAATACAAGGAATGCACCTCGTTGCCGTACTTTATGGTCATGTAGCTGCGAGTACAAACGTCGAGTGCTACTGCAGTTATGCCTGAAGACTTAATCTGTTTATTAACGCGTTTGATAAATGCGTTGAGTTTGCGTTCTGCTTCTTTACCCCCAAGAAGGTGGATACGAAACTCGTCGCTAAAGTCGTATATCTCTGATTTAAGATTGGAAATGAGTTTTGTAATTGGCGCCTTTTTTAGAGCATCACGGCAAATATCTTCTCGAAGACTTTTCGTCAGTCTCATGCTGCTACTCCTACTGGTTGTCCGTAGTATTCACGCAACCGGTTCAAGACCAGCTGCAAGTTGTTATCGATAAAAGTCTCATTGGGCTCAAACAACCCCATTGGACCGCGAATTCGCTCTTGGACAGTGTCTTTGGTGAGTTGGGTTTGAAAAACGTGCTTGTAGCCCAAGGCTTCCTCTTGAGGTGTGATCGTTAGCAGGTCGCTCTGGTAATTAGAGAGCTGCTTCAGAGACATCTTTTTGGCAGCCAGTACCACAGAAAAGTAACTCTCGATCCCGTTGTTTTTCAGGGAACCTTTCACCGGTACTTTGGTTTCAATAGCCATTTCAGCTTCGTTGAGTTGGTCCATGACATGAGCTGTAAAGATCACGTTCTTCGTAGAACGGGCTACGTAGACCTGCATGAGATTCTTGAAGTACTGAGCAAAATCTCCCCAAGCTTTCATAGTGTTTGTCGAGTTAAGGACATACAGTGACTCGAACATATCGAGTAGATAGGTAAGGGTATCGATGCCGATCGTATGGATTTCTGGTTTGCTCTCGGCATACTCAAAGGCTTCGTATACCTGCTTTGGATCAGTGATAGTGAATTCTTGAAACTTAGATCGGAAAGGCAATCGTTTACCGCTCTCGCAGTTGAGATACATGACACCTTCTGGATTTTGAAGATTCATGAACGAAGCGGATTTGCCAGACGCCGACTTACCAACGATCAAAGCTAGATGGTCATTGATTTGCTGTTGTTGCATAGAGATCTCCTAGGATCAATTGTCGAACCAGAACACGGCACGGCAGTGATTGGGGTTCCCTAGGTGTTCTGGGAAGATGCGTAAAAAGTTCTGGACGAGTGGAATCAGGGTAGGACTCTTGGGAGGGATGATGATCATCTGCCCCAATTGAGCGCGAAGGTCAGAGAGGGTCAGCCAGCTTGCTGAATGGGCATGTTTGCTCCAGTGGGCATAATTGGCTTGGACCTCAAGAGAAGCTGGATTAGGAAATCCACGCTGAGCAAAGGAGTGTTCTGTGGGTGCAGAGCGTACGCCTGCTGCTAAAAATCCGAACAACTCGTAGTCTTGTTTTATGTCTTGTTTTCCAGTTGGGCTACATTCCCATTGCCAAGTATTGGTATCGAGGCTTTCAATAAAGGCATGAATACTGGAACTCAATTTCTGGTTTCCTACGTGTTTAGGATTGAAGTTACGAATACCCAACAGGGACGCATGTCCCTGCTGTACAAAAGCCATAACGATTCCTTGGATTTATCAAAGAGGGACCGGAGGCCCCCCTGTACTAAGCTGCTGCTTTGAGAGCGATTGACTTGCTTACAGTGACCATCACGGTCCCCATGATTTCAGCTTCAGGAATTGGATCAGCCATTTTGTTGTTTAGGCTGTTAACCCGTTGTCTGATCGACTCAAAGTCGAGGCTGGCATCCACCAGAAGTAGCGCGTATCGAAGCAGCATGTTATTGCGGTTGCCATCACCGGTATTGTTGATAACCCACCGCTCCAGATTATCCATACCAGCCTGATCGAGAATGCGTTGCTTGTGCTCTTCGTTCTTACTGGTTTTGGGAATGAAGGGGAGGATGTCCAACAACTGACCGTCTTGGTAGACGTACTGACCGTTGTGAGATAACCACTTACGAGCACGCTGCCCTGTGGCTTCATCTACTACAAATGGTAACCACTCAAACAGTGACGCCATGAAATCCTTATAGTCTTTGCCATCCAGCTTCACGAAGTAGTTGGTCGGCAGAACAATACGGAACCGGTGATCATCATCGGTGTGGCGCCTGGTGGTGTAGAACAGAGCCTTGTAATCCGTGAGCAGATTCCTTGCGGTATCCAAAGTCACACTGTTTTCCACATCCAGTACGACGAGGTTAAAGCCAGGAATGGCCTTGTCCTCGCAACGGTGCCCATCGTTAAAGTGATGCGATGCCCAGTGCATGCCGTCTTTCTGAGTCAAGACATGCAGATCGCTGAAGTCCGCAGTCTCATTCAGGTAGTTATGGGCAATGTCAGTACTGTAAGACACTCGGATTTCCGAAAGATCTGTAGACTCCATAGACTCGCCATGGATGAACTCAATCCCATCGGTAAATTGCTTTTTGATTAGAATGTTGTTCTGGTAACCATAAGCGATTGCCAACTGCATCATCTCTCCCTTCTGGCTGGCAGAGCCTTTATAGAAAGGTAGGTCTTCAACCAGGTCAGCCTGGGTAACTGGACGCTTAATGTCGGCTACATACTTCGCCAATTTTGCATAAGGGCGGTCACGAGTAAGTAGGTTATCAAAGGCCTCACCACTGCATTCAGCTAACTTAATGGCGTTGTAGGCGTGGTCCTCAGTGATTTCTGGTGATTGGTCGATAAAGGCATAAGTCCCAGCAAGCTTCATGGCTTTGAAATACCGATGAGAGAGCTCGGATTTCCGCATCTCTTCGTGGTCAGGCATCTCTTCGGCTTTAGCTTCACAGGCTAATTGATATTCAATGAATAGCAGTGTCACAGCTTCAGAGACTTGTAGTCGTTTGTGGGCAAAAGCTTGGTCTGCTAAGTCACCTAGCTTGTCTGCGAGGTCCTCTAAGAATTGCTCATTAGTTTTCTGGGTACGCTGAGCCAGAACCTCTGCTGCTGTACGGCCCATAGTTCTTGCATTGCGACGACAGTAGCCAAAGAAGCATCGACGCGCGTAGCCAGTATCCAGAAGATCGTAAAACTCTTCTTCGGTCTTACCGCCATTAAGTAGTCGATTTGGTGTGCCGAACAGCAGCATGTTTGCTGGTGTTCTTCCCTGGATTTCCTCGTTTCGTTTACTGTCTGCGGTGTTCTTAATCAGTTTTTGTTTAAGACGTCCTACGTCATACAGCTCCAGGAAGGTAGCCATGGCATCCATGTTGCCAGAGAGGTTGTTACCAATCTCATCAATCTGAAGATTGATCGAGCCTGCTTCAGCTAGTAGAAGCTTGTGGCGAATATCCTTAATTGCAGGTGTGGTCGCTGAATCAAAACTGAAGAGCAGTGGACCCATCCGGTCGTATTCTGCAATGGTCAGCTCTAACTCATTGTCAAGATCTGTGCCTTTACGGGCAGCTCGTTGATGAGCAATCTTAGGTAAGTTGATCTCTGCTAACCGGGGGAGAGTGTGTTCGATAAAGTTGTGCTGAAATTGGCTAATCACCACCTCTTCCAATGTGTTGGTGGAATGACCCTTACCAAAGCCAGAGGTCGCTAGATTGATTGCGTACATGTTTACCGGGATCGTACCCCGATCCAATGTATCGATGCGGCAACGCATCATCGATGCGACAATACTGAAGTAGTAGGAAGCCATGATGCGAAAGAAAAGCGGATCGGTCTGTCCGGCTTGCTCCATGAGGATCTTGGCAAGACCTTCATTTAGGGGATGGAAGTCCATCTCACCGTAAGATTTCATTGGTGACTCCTAGTCGACTTTGAGTGAGCCATTGGCGATGTACTCATTCTTCTGGTTGCAAACAGAGAAGGCAGGACAGTACTTACACGCAACCACTTCACCGGGGACCTCAACCACTACACCGACATTGCCGTCGTCTTGCATGCGGATATAAGCATCCTGTGGGTTGTCGAAGTTCTTCGTGGATCGAACACGCTTGTTAGGATCCTTGTAGTACTTCCACACCGGATCCTTGCGCCAGAGGTCCTTATCAGAGCACCTCGGTAATGCGTCTTCGGGAGCGTTTTTGAACTGCTCAAGCTGAGCCAGCTTTGCGCGGACGAACTGATCGGTCTCCTCAATCGGCAGTAGTGGGATCTTTTGGGTTTCCACCTGTCGCTTGGGGTAGCTCGGATCGGTTTTTGCTTTGCCCTGCATGAAGTCCGTGAACACGAACTGAATGGCCATGTGATCCTGAGTGATCAGTTTTGGGTTCAGCCATCGATAAATGCTGCCCTGGAGTTTGTAATCATCGGTTTTGGATTGGTTGATGTATGTGAAGGTCGATGTTGACTTCACATCTTCCAAACGGCCCTCAGCTACGAAGTCGAATTTGCCGCTGACCTTCTTATCGCCGACCTGGCGGAAGTTACGGATCTCCATGTAAACCGGGATGGGTTTATCGGGGATTTCCGTGGCCATTGGCACACCGTCAAGGCTCTCATCGGTATAGCCGTACTTTCGAAGAATCTCCTCTGGGTTCACCACGATGCGGTCGATGACGCTCTCGGTGTAGCCCAGGTGCTTCATGGCTCGTTTGTAATGACCACCAACCCAAGCCTTCTCGATGCCATCGTGAATACTGGTACCGATGCGAGATTTCGCCAGGCGCAGAACGTCCGTGGCATCTTCGCCAGCCGGTACTCGAGAGGCGAGGATCAATTGGCGGACTGGTTTAATCAGCGAGGTGGCTGAGATAGTGTTAGGGATGTAGTCGTAGTGGTCGGTGGCCAAGTAAACGGCCATGGACAGGGGAACGCCTGTCTCATTCAAGTAGGTAGGCATTGTTGCTCCTAGTCTTGATGGGCCAGAGAGGCTAGGGCGGGTGCCGGCGCTTTTCTGAAATTTCTTAGGTGAGTTGGGAAATTGCGACGAAGGCGCCTACGGTACCCAGTGCAGCGAGGCCTGCAGCAGCCAGTTGGCTACGAGACAGTCTGGGCTTGGGTGCTTCCGATACTTCTCCGTATGAGACTTGTCGGTTATTCGCGAAGGCTTTTTCAGCGTGCATCTGCTTCAGTGTCTGGTCGACAAGCGGATGGCCTGTGATAGGCTCCTGTTCGTCAGCAGATTTAGCAAGATCCGCTTCACGCGCTTTTTCCCAGTCATCTAAGAATCGTTTTCCATTACGCAT